TTCAAAAAGTGCATCAATTTTTTCTTGGTCAAATCCTTCTACAGGGTGAAATGCACGTTTAAAAAAATATTCTGCAGCAAGTTCATATTTTTCTAATAAATTATAAGTTTGAGCAATATAATATAGATGTCGTGGGTCATCAGGATATTCTTTAACCATTTGGAAAAGACATTCTAAATCATATTCTTTTCTTCCCATTGTTCTTTTTTCCATATAATCTGCTCTCATATCAAAAATCCAAGACCTTGTAGCAGGAATAACAACGTTAGTATTATTATCTTTTTGAATAACTTCATGAATTGTATATATATAACGTAACTTATTCTTTGATTTTGTAACACGATTTGAATAATATTCAGTATCGTCACTTTTAATAAGTAAAGAATAAGAATCTGCAAATTGGTCTCCTCTAACTTCTTCTAAAAATCCTCTGAAATCTCCTTGAATAATATATGTATCATCTAACATAACATTATATTTACAATTTGTTTCACAAAGGTCAAGACAACGATTTCTACTTTCTCTAAAATTAATAAAAGGTTCTTGATATAATTTACCTTTCTTTTTTCCTACTAAAACTTTATTAATAATTTCAATTGTATTATCAATGCTTCCAGTATCAAGAATAGTCCATCTGTCAATCCATTTTATATTATCTAATAACATTTTTTCAAATAAGTCACCTCCATTTTTAACCATAATACATAGATGAATTAAGTTATTATAATTAAAAGTTTGACCATCAAAATAATAATAAAAATTGTCTATAAAAGTAGGATGATTTTCTTCGCTAACATATAAGTATTGATTTGTATTACTAATATTAAATTTATGTTTATAAATATTTTCAAAAGATTTAATATCTTTAGCAATAATATATGGTTTATTTTTATTAATCATAAATAAAGTATGAATACCAATGACATCGTCATCAAATATTTTAATAACTGTATTTTTAGTAATAATATTTTTTTCAAATGATAAATTTATATTATCGTAATTTGATATATTTTCTTTTACCATTTCACTTTCAGTAGAATCATTAATTGTTTCTATATATACTTGTTGAAACTTTTCTCTACAATTTATAGAATAAAATGAACTATACTTTGTTCCGATATAAATAAATAAAGGATTAATTAAAGTTTCAGAAATGTCATTAATAAGACCAATTTCACGTTCCATTTCGCCAACTTTTGGATAAATAATTAAATTATTATATTCTTCGTGATGTAACTTTTTATAGTCATCATGATTAACAAGATACTTATCTTTATTTAATTCTAATGTCATTATTTTAAAATATAATTATAAACGTTTAAATTATCTTCTAAATATTTTATAGTCTTTTATATAAAATAATAATATAAAGACATGTTATAACAAATTATAATATGTCTTATAAATATAATTTAGTATTATGCGTATGCATAAAAAATGAAGCAAAATATATGAATGATTTTTTACAACATTATATAAAACAAGGCGTTGAACATTTTTATATCATAAATAATAATAGTGCAGATAACATATCAAACATTTTAGAAAATTATAAAAATATAATTACAATATTTGAAGACAATAGAGATTTACAAATGTATTCTAATTGTCAAGGAAAAGATTTTCAAAAACAAATATATGATGATTATTTTTATTCTATTATTATAAAAGATGCATGTTGGGCTATTATAGTAGATGTTGATGAATTTATGTATGGAAAAAATGGCTATACTATAAAATCATATTTAGAAACTGTTCCTTCTGATATTAATTGTATTTATGTTATATGGAATTTATTTCTTCCTTATAAAAATGATGATAACACAATAACAAATAATTTTAGTATTTATCAAAATAATAAACGATTAAATTTAGACTTTATAAAAGAATTAGATTATTGTGTTAATAATTTAAGTAATTTTGGAAAATCTATTATAAGAACTTCAAGTTTAACTTCTGAAAATAAATTGTGGATTCATCGACAAGCGGTAAATGGAAAAACTATGACAAATTATGGTCAAATTAACGATGTTACATTATATGATAATTTTAATACTCAAGAAATATCAGAAGAATGTTTTAGTAAAGTAAAAATTACATTAAATCATTATCCTATAAGAGATTTAGATGATTATAAAAAAAGATTATCGCATTTACAATATGAAAATAAGTTTGCATTTACATATGCTTTAAATATAATGATGGATTCTATAGAAAAATATATCATAGAAGATAATTCAATTATAAATTAAAACGTCTCTTATAATCGGTAATACTTTCTCTTAATGATGGTTTATTCCATAATACCCAACGACTTAATGCGCCTGCTGTTTTTGGTGATTTCCAATTTTCTCTTTTCTTATGTCTTGATAAATATCTTTTCATTCTATCTGAATCTTTATGTTTTGTATAATCACTCATACCGGCTGCTCCAAAATCAGTATGAGTTCCGTCGCTAAAATGAGCTCTTAATTTTTTACCTTTAATAGGAGAGCGAGTAATCTTTGAAAGTTTTAAACGACCCTGGGTCTTTTTTAATCCACGAGATTTTTTATTACCACGTTTACTGCGTTTAAATAATTTCTTTGATGGCATTTAATATATTAACAAGAAAAATATATTTTATTTTAATTATAAAAATAAAATATTACATTATCCAATGCTCCTTTACATCTTTATATATAATGACAGCTGAATTTGTAAAAATAATATCTCCAATCATATACTCAAACTCATTTGAAGTTTTTAATGGAATTTTAAAAGGATCTACGCAATTATCTCCTCCTACATCTCCTCTCCATTTACTTAAAAATTTTGTAAAATTATAAAACGGTTCTAACTTATCTCTAATACAAATTACATCTTCTATTACATACATTCCTTTATTATTTAATAATGGAAATAATGTAATAAAAGAAGTCCAAATATCATCAAATACATGACTACCATCATCTAATATTATATCAAATCCTTGATATTTATTACTTACATATTTTAAAAAATCAACATCTGATTGACTTCCAATTTCAACTGATATCTTGTCATTTTTATTTTCAAAACCTTTTGTATAAGGCATAATATCAAGTCCTACAATTTCTTTACAATTATAAAAATATTCTCTCATTGCTTTAATACTTTGACCTTGCCAAATTCCAATTTCTAAATATTTAATTGGTTTATCTCTGAAATCTTTAAAATAACGTTCATAAAAACGTCCATAATTATGAAAACTTTCATTTTTATCAGTATTATATTTATTTAATACTTCAGTTAATGTTGACATTTGTTTAATTATACTTAATTTTTAAATCAATAAATCAAATAACTTACTAATCCAAATACAAAACTTCCCCATAATGCGTCTTTAATTGCATAATCCCATTGATATTCAGTAAATACTGCTTTATTTGTAAAATCATATGTCATATACATTAAAAATCCCATTAATGCACCATTCTTAAACGCTTCAGTTTTACTTTTAGATAATGGATGAATAAACTTAATATAAGCTAATGGTGCAAATAAATAAAACATTAAAGCACCGGTTATATCGACTTTAAAAGGAGTTTTTTGAATACTTTCATATTGAATTTTATGAAATGGCTGAGTAATCCATAATAAATCAATTAAAAATAATAAAATAATAAACTTAATATACATTTATAATATTTAAATGAAAATAATATAAATATAAAAAATATATTTTATTAATGAATTCTACTGTTATAATACATATATACAATGAAGAATATTTATTGCCGTTTTGGCTTAATCACCATAAAAATATATTTAATCACGGAATTATAATAGATTATAGAAGTACTGATAAAAGTATAGAGATATGCAAACAAATATGTCCTACATGGAATATTATTACTTCTCGTAATTTATATTTTACGGCAATAGACGTTGATCAAGAAATAATGGAAATAGAAGAAAAATTAAATGGTATAAAAATTGCATTAAATGTAACTGAATTTATATTTTGTAAAAAATCATTAACTAATATTTTTAAAAATATTGATAAAGACATGTGGTTAGAAATTAATTTTATAAGTCCTCAAGCTATAGATGAAAAGTATCCTCAAAATATAAATGAATTATTTTTATCATTGTTAAATGAAAATGTATTGTTTAATGATTGTCGAGTTAGATATATACATAATTCAATAAATGGAAAATATAGTCCTGGAAGACATGAAGTTCAAACAGATAATAAATTAAAAACAACAGATATTCAAGGACTTTGGCTAGGATATTTTCCATTAAATAATCATATGTTAAATAGAAAATTACAAATACAAAAAAACATTCCTGTAGAAGAAACAGCTAGACAATTTGGTTTACATCATAAAAGAAGTGTAATAGAAATATTAAACGATAATTATAAATTATATAATAAAAGTAAGTTATTGAATAAAATAAATCCTGATTTATATAAAATATTAAATAATAGTTTAAATAATCTTAATTTATATAATCAAATGCATGATACTGCTTTGTATTCTGGAAAATATTTTGCAGAATTATATGGAAAAAAGAATTATACTGTATTAGATATTGGCGGAAAAGATGTAAATGGAACATTAAGACAATTTTTTGAAAGTTTAGATATGTTATATATTTGTATAGATATGGAAGAAGATAGAAGCGTAGATATTGTTGTAAAACCAAATGAAAAACTTCCATTTGAAACGGGTTCAGTCGATTTAGTTGTATCATCTTCATGTTTTGAACATGACCCTTGTTTTTGGATGACTTTTAAAGAAATTTGTAGAGTAATTAAAAAAGATGGTTATATTTATATGAGTGCTCCTTCTGATGGTCCTTATCATAAACATCCAGGAGATAATTGGAGATTTTATGGAGATGCAGGACAGGCATTAGCATATTGGTCAGGATTACAAATATCAAATGAAGAAGTATATCCCGTAAAAGTAGAAGAAACATTTTTTATATTACCAAAAAATGACATTTGGAGAGACTTTGTATGTATTTGGAAAAGAATTGACGAAAAACAAACAGATATAGTATTAACAGATAAGTTAAAGTTTGACAATGGTAAATTAAGACAAAAATTAATGTCAGAAGGATATCAATGTGCTTATATGATTTAATTAAAAATTAAAAATTAAATATTTTATTACAATAATAATAAAATATGATTGCGCAATTTTTTTTTAAATTAGCTGTTCTTCTTAAATTGTATCATTGGAATACTGATAGTTACGCAAGACACATTGCTTCTGGAACTTTATTTGATGGCATTATATTATCAATGGATAATTTTATCGAAGTTTATCAAGGTCGTTATGGTAAAGTATTTACTCATATTGAAATGAATATAGATGCTCCTAATGATACTCAAATTGTTAAAATATTAAATGAAGCAAAGACATATTTAAATGGATTAACAGAAGAACTTAATGGAGAAACTGATACAGATTTATTAAATCTTAGAGATGATATTTTATCTCAAATTAATAAAACTCTTTATTTATTTACTTTCAAATAATTTTTTAATATTATTAAACAAAATAATAATATTAACTTTTTAATCTTTCATCATACATTTTCTACATCTTGGTTCATATACATCTTTTTCTCCTATTACAATAACATCTGTATCTTTTGTTAAACGTTTTGTAAAAGGAGCATCTGCACTACACTTTACACAAGTTGATTGTAAATGAATAATTTTATCTGCAACCGCAAATAAATCATTCATTGCTGTAAAGGGTTTCATTGCATAATCGCTATTTAATCCAGCACAAATAATATTATAACCTTCGAAAGCAAGAGAACTAACAGTTTGAGAAATATCATTAAAAAATTGAGCTTCGTCTATGATAATTGTATCAATGTCTTTTAATTCTTTTACTTTAGAGTATATTTCGGTAACATTAGAACAAGTTAAATGATTTTTTCCTTTTGAAATAATTTTATCGTGTGTAGCGATACCGTCTTTAACATAACGATTATCGAATGTATGATTAACTGTTAAATAATTTTTTTTAGCAATATTTAAACGACGTTCATAATTAATAAGCATAGAAGATTTACCAGAAAACATAGGTCCACAAATAACAGTAATCATTTTTATATGTTATATATAAAAATAATTTTCTATAAATCAATTTTATTTTATATGATAACTAATTTATTGAATGAATTATTAATGCTACATTTTCATGATAATAACCAGACATACCAATAGGCGTTCCATTCATTCCAATCCATTCGTAATCTACTTTATTTTCGGTAACAAATTCATAAAATGCTTTAAGTTCTCCTGTATCTCCGTCAAAACCAGGATAATTTACTAATTCATCAAATACAATAATGCAATCGGTATCAATATAATTTTTTAATACATCAAATATATATTTTGTAGAACTATATAAGTCTGCATCCATATGAATAAATGAAACTTTTTTATTTTGTGTTTGTATAAAATTGAGTAATGTTTCATTAAACCAACCTTTTATTAATTCAACATTATTATTAACTAACGGTAAATTGCCATTTCTATTGAAAGCTCCTTTATCAAACCCATCACGCCATTTTTCAGGCAATCCTTCAAAACTATCAAATCCATATACTTTATCATTAGTAAATTTTGAAATATAATTAATAGTAGTTCCACCTGCTACACCAAATTCTAACCATAATGTATTTGGTTTATGTTGAAGTTTCATTTTTTCAAATACGTATGTAAGAGGATATGTATTAATATTTGGAATAGTTTGAATAATACTTAACATTTATATATAAATATGATTTTCTATAAATCGATTATTTTTTTCCTTTAAAAACAATTGAATAACGTTTTTTTCTATCATACGTTTTTCCTTGATAACCATCACTTGTTCGATTTGCTATACCTCTTTGCCAAATAAATTGCGGGTCTGTAATAACAAAAGCAGAACGTCTTGGTAACCATATTTGATACATTTTATTTGTAATACTATTTTTTAAAGTAAATAGTATATCAGACCCCATATTTATCACACTAATTATTCCTTCTTTTTTATAATATCTTTTATCTTCATTTATAAATTTCATACCTTCTCCTATATTTAATATACCATATTCATAATCATTAAAGTATTTTTCGTGATTAAGTTGTTCACTAAATAAATTTCCAATACAAAATGCAGCACTTCGTAAACTTTGTTTATCTTCAGGCGATTTACTATCCATTAGTTTGATTAAATGTTTTTCAGTATTTTCGTCAATTA